AAAATCCTATTCTTGTCGCAGGCGACGACAGACTTCAAACATCCAAATGAACGGCGCAAAGCCGGACATCCATTCGCCCAGCATGAGTGTGAAGTCACCGATGCTGTAAATCGCGGCCTTCATGTCGAACACATCCGCGAGAAAATTGAGATGGGTCTTATCAGTCATGACACAGTGCGTGTCATCAATCATTCCTGCAGGGAGAGTTGGGTCGATCCCCGCGTCTGCGGCTAACTCTTTGTAGTTGGCCTGTGCTTGTGCGACCATCACTCTCTCTTTCAGAGTGTTGACCATCACAGGAAACTTGTCGTGATTAGCCCACAGGACTGCTTGATTCGAGGCTGCGCCAAGTCCGAACAGTGCCCACGGAGCGATAACAATCCATAGCGCAGTCTTGCGTAAAAATTTGAACATGTTGTCTCCTTACCCTGCCCACGGTCCATATGGCATCGCGGGATTGACTGGGTTGAACGCCCAGCCTGTATCCATAACGTTGCTCGATGGGACAAAGCCCCAGTCGTCTTGCTCCCTGCTTCCTTGACGTACTGCTGCGTCGAGTGATGCCATCCACAGAGCCAACTCATCTTTGAACTTGCTACGAATCTTTGGATCGGGCGAACGCCGATAGCACTGGCAGATGAAACCGTTCTGAAGATAGGTGAACCAATCGTCGGGGATTGGCTCAAGAAACTGCTTGAGCGACGTGAACTTGATGGGCTTCATCTGTCCAATAGGCGCTACCTGCCACACCGGACCTGTCTGCGTAGGCATCGGGTTCAAACGGTAGCCCTGACCCTGCGGATTTACTGCCGTCCACTGTACGCTCCCATCATTGACCACAACCGCTACTGCGGCTGGGTTCAAGACTGTTGGATACAAATTGTTGGGGTTCTGATTGGTGAGGAAGGGATTGACTGCGCCGCATGTGCCGTACTGCGTGAGCATCCAGTAGTTCCCGAAGGTGTCCTGAATCTGCGTGATCGGATTCGCAGGCATCGAGATCGCACCCGCTGGGTTTGTGTAAACGACGCCGGGACCGGGATTAATGAGGCCCGAGAGACTCAGAACGGTCGATTGCCCCCACACGCCGTAGGTCAGATTGACATTCGACATCGTCTCGATCTTCGCAAGGTTGCCTGTCTGGGCGTTTGTGAGAAGGACATCGCGTTTTACCTCGACAACGCGATAGGGTTTTGGCTGTTGCGTCGAGGACGTGTTGTAGGCTCCGCATGATTCGAGCCAGCCAAGAATGAGATTGTTACACGCGTAATCTTGCTGCCACGAGTTGATGAAAAAGGGAGCGAGATTCAGCCTGTTAAACTTGAAGTTGAACGGGGAACCCTTCGATGATCCCGCCAGCATCGCCGTCATAGCATCGTTCAGAGCAGACGTGGCAATGATCTCGTACGATCCGCCAACCGGCAGTGCCGGGGCGAGATCACCCAGCGCTCGGGTGATATCGACTAGGTTTTGCAGGGTATAGGAGCTATTTCCCATTGAAGTTCTCCAAGTATTCCGCCGCTTCTCGCAGCAAGGTTGGACTGTCTGTGAAGAGTCCGAGTGCCTTATTATGATTATCGCACATCAGTCCACGAGTTCTTCCTGTGGTGTGGCAATGGTCGATAACTTCTATAGGCTTGCCACAAGAAGGCAGAATACACAACCCTCGTTGGGCTAAATACATCTCAGCGTAGTGTTCTTCGCTAAGATGATAAGTTTGCAGCCGCCGCTTACGTCCAGCAGTGCGACCGAGTGAACGACAGTGTTCCAAATTGTTCAACCGTCGTCGGCGTTGTCTTTCTAAAATCGTTTCGCTGTTCGCAGCGTATCGAAGCCTGTCACACATCCCACAACACACTTGCCCTGTTGCCTTGAAATAACGATTCTCTTCAGACAACTCATGTCCTTTACGACAATGCGTCGGGACGCCCTTCTTGTATTGCACTTTCATCGTTTCTCTCCCTAGAAAAAAGAAATGCGGGACGTGTTCTAGGCACGCCCCGCATGTACCCATCGTTCATGAGGCGACGGGTTGGTAGTAACTCCTCAACGTAATGTCGTCGAGGCAATATTTTCCCGGTACTTGTCAGCAGCATCGACCATCTTACCGGACGCCGCGTCATACGCGGAGAAGCGGCACTGCACGGAGCCGGACATTGAGTTGTTCGTCTCGAACATTGTCGCACGCATATACTCTTCACGAGCCTGTGCGAAACGTGCCTTGTCGAAGATACCGTCCTGCGGGGCGACTACAAAGCCCTTATCGTTGAAGAAGAAATTCTTCTCGATAGGAGGTGCCCATGTCTTACCGCAGCGAAGACAACGTACCCAGATGTCGCCATTGATCATCTGATGTTTCATGATGGCGTACTGGATGTTGTTGCCACCAGTCGTCAACACACGCATGTCGCGAGGTGTTACGACTCCACCCTTCTTGTGGGTGCAAATGCGATACCGATATGCATCGGTTGCATCTTGCTGTGCGAAGGTTCGGCCTTGCTGGGCACGATCCTCCTGCACTTGTTTCTCTTTGATGTCTCGATCAGCGAGTCGAGCCTTCAAGTCCTTGATGTGATACTCGCGTTCCTGCTTCTCAAGTACCTTGGCTTCGAGTTCGGCTTTCTTCAGTTCAAGAGACAGCATCTTCTCTTGCAACTCAATCAGCTTGATCTGTTCGTCTACACTCGGGGCGGAAAGTACAGCCGTCGTTGTGTTGGTCTTTTCCATATTCATGACTCCTCCTTATTCATCCAGCCTGCCGCCCTGATTGCGGAAACATTGCAATGTGGCGTTGTATCGGTGGAATGCCTCGGTGGTAGCAGGCTTTCCAAAAATCTCATCGGCTTTCTTCTCCGTGATGACACTCTTCAGTATCAACTGGAGTAGACACGTCCGCCACCCACGATATCGCTCTGTGGTTGGCACGCCGTGTTCATCAAATCGCATGACGGTCAGTTCAGGCATGAAGCCTGTCTGTACCCAGCATCCAACTTCGGCGGGTAAATCTCCGCGTTGGACGACTAGCGTGATCTTCCCCTGCTGCGGGTGCGTGCGATACCAGCACTTGATTCCCGCTTTCTGGAGAAGACTGATGAAGGTCGAACTGTGCATCACTCGCCCGATCCGAGCACCAGCATCAGCGTACTCATCGGGTGTTACAAACTGATATTCTTTCGCGGTCTGGTCGTTGAACTCTTTGCGTTCCGCAAGAGCGTCCAATGCCTCATTAGACGGCGTGGCATCGCTCACCCGCCCCGCATACTCCGCGATGGCTTCGAGCAGGGCAGGGTCGTCCTGTCCGAGTTGTTCCCCGTAAGTTTCCCACGGGGCGGCATTCTTCAGCCGCGTACCCTGATGCTTCGCTATCTCTTCGGGAGTAAGAGTTCCCGCAACGGGTGTAGGTGCGGCGGCTTCCCAACGGTCGAAATAATCTTGATTGGTGGTCAAGGCTCCTCCTAATTGTCGGCTTCTACAAACGGGAGAAGCCTCTCGCACGGTTCGATGCGTGATAATCGGTACATGCCGCAGGGATCAGCCACGGGGGTTGCCGACGCTTCACAATCGTTCTAGACCGATTGATCCACCTGACTCGTGGGTTCTGGTAATCCACCATCCGCCACTTGTTCTGTGATCACTGCATCAAATTGACCGGGGTGATCGAACTCCCCCGAACAGAACCGTTTGAACACGTCGTCATTGAACTGCGCTAGTTCCAACTGCGCACGCTGACTCTCAAGAGTCGCTCTCAGTGCCTTGTGTACGGTTCGTAAAACTCTGTTGCTATTCCGAAGGCGAGCAACCTCTTCTGCGAGGGTACTATTCGCCACGAGCAAACTTTCGATGGTATATGTCTCCTCCGACATAACTCCTCCTATTTTGGGTGGTACTGGATGATGTAATGCAACGCGATCATCGCCGCGCCTGCGGAGATGAGGGATGCTATCGTCCGCACTACTTCGAGAATGTGTTTCATGCGCCCTCCGCATGTGGAGCGTGCCGCCGTCGTCATCGTTAAGTGTGATTGCCCTGCCTAACAAGTGTTGACTCGCAACCACGAATGAAGGTGAGGCGGCGGCACATTCTCCAGAATTCGTTACGGGATAACCGTCACGACAACCTGAGCGTAGATCATCATTACGGGATCGCCGTAATTCTGAGTCGGCTCGGGATCGATTGCGGACCCTGCAAAGTCGAAGGTCGGAAATGCCACTTCGATGATTGCTGTGCCCAGCGCCAAGGCTGTGACCGTGATGGTCGCATCGTTGGTGCTCGATACTGCTGCCGAGGCAACGTCAGCAGAGTAACCTGCGAAGTTGCTAGGCTTGTACCATGCCGGAGTTCCGGCGGATGGGTTGTTGTACGACCGTGCGGTGAAGTAGCCTGTGGGGGAGTATGAGTTATTCTTCACATCCACCAGAGCGGCGGTCAACACTGCTGCTGTCCCGTACGTGCCTGCCGCGCTCAACGACAGAGTCATTGCGTACTGAGCCACGGGGTAACCGGGAGCAGTGCTCACGGAATTAGACCCGCCTTCAGTTGCGCCGATACCCTGACCATTGATCGGGAGAGTTTCACCTCCCACGACGTGGGTGCCTTCAGTGCCCGGATGCCCGAGTGCCCCGCCTGCGGGGTTGGACAGAGCCGATGCTCCTGTTCCACCGGACAGAACGACGTAAGCTGCTACGCCGAGTCCGTCTGTGGGTACATGCTGCGGATTGGGATTTGCCATTTGAATCTTCCTATCTGACGTGCAGCACTTACCTGCACGTGAACTAAAAGACGGGCGGGCCTTGAGTGGTTTCCGCCCTTGTCTGTTTAGCTGATCGCGGATGCAGCGTCAATCTGCCGCATGCGGATCGTTGTGTCCGGCCCCAACGAGGTTGTGAAATGCACTCGGTAGGAGGTCCATCCGGGGATCAACCCTTCAGGATCGGCAACAGTCGGCTCTGCGTTCTGCACGATGTTGCACTTGATGTTTCGCCAATCGCCGTCACCGTAAGTCGTGTCGTTCTGTGCCCCGAGGTTGATGGCAAAGATACCGTCACGTCCGAAGATATACGTGCGAAGTGCGGCAAGCCCAGTGACACCCTTGTAGTTCGAGGTCTTTGTCACGAGGTTTGTCTGGAAGAAATCCACGCCTGTCGAGGGCAGTGTGATCACTTCCGTCAGGTCTACGCTGACCAACTCGTCCATCCGAGCCTGACCCGCAGGGGTGTGCTTCAAGATGTCGATAGGAGAGTCGTTGCTGTTGTCAGCCAGCACGTCGCCAAGGGCGAACGGATGAACGACGCCGACGAACGCCTTGGAGGCTTCGTCGAACGGACGCACGGAGCGACCCGCCAGCGACTGAACGCTGTTTCGGATTTGGCTCAGAGACAGTGCCGTAAAGGACGCTGTGCTTGTTGCGGCCAGTTGTGTCAGCACGCTGGCGTCGATGCTCGATGCACCGTCCGCAGTTGCACGGACCAATGCGCTCAGAGACTCGCCCAGACGATAGGACATTTCCTTAGCCACGTTCTCGACAGTCTGGTCAATGGCGGTTGCGAGGCTCAGTGAACTGAAATTCGCATAATCTGCGTATTCCAAATTTTGTTATCGGGAGTTTAAGGCATTTACACCAAACCCCTCAGTTCCGAGGGTTTCGTGCGAAAGGATGCCCCTAGTTCACACTAGGTTCGCTCTCATGGTCGCCCATGAGTTCAGACTCTATCTTCAACGTTTCGTGGGCTTATGCATCGGAACTTCTGTAAAGGAGCAGACAATGAACTTCGATAAAATATCAACATCCCTAGGGGTTGCTCCTTAGGACAGCGTGGCGGGTGCCTC